ACACGCACGCAAAACGAGCCTTGGAACACTTTGTGTTCTGCGAAATTGCAGAGCGGCATGAGGTCGGTGGGGTAATGACCTATGAGGTAAAAAAATGAATACAGATCTTTTACAACGACTTGCGAACCCAGTCTATGATGTTGAGGAAGCACAAGAACTGATGCACCTAGCAGGGCTTGAGATTGTCCGACTCAGTGAGCGTATTGCGTACCTTAACGACTGTATCTATAAACTACGGGACGAGAACGACAGGTTGGCTCTTGACTTAGGTATCAGGGACAACCCACAATTGAGTAATCGACATTAGGAGGTAACCATGCCTTATAAAGATAAGTCAGACCGCAACTACAAGCGGGAGTACAAAAACTACGATGGAACCGAAGCGGTTAAGAAAAAACGGGCCGAGCGAAACCGTGCAAGGCGGATGATGATGGAGAAAGGCTTAGCCAAAAAAGGCGATGGTAAAGATGTTCACCATAAGAAAGCCCTATCAAAAGGTGGCTCTCATAAAGACGGGCTATCGGTAGTGGCAGCAAACGCAAATCGTTCTTTTGACCGAGACTCTAAGCAGCGGTTGATTTCAGAAACAAGTCCACGGGAAAGAAAACGTGCAAATAATAAATGATCAAATATTGTTGGTTAAGACTAAGTTTCCTAGTCGCATAACAGAAACAATCAAAAAAAGTAAGGTTGTACAGAAAGAAGGAGAAGTCAGTGAGGTAGCAGTAAACTGGGGTCTGGAAGAAGCGCAGATCCTACGCCGACTACGCATTAAGCGCGTGCCTTCTCCAATTCAACGGGACTACGACTGGCCTGGGTTGTATAAACCCATGGACCATCAGCGAGAAACATCATCTTTTTTGACGCTGCACCCACGGGCATTTTGCTTTAATGAACAGGGGACAGGCAAAACTGCCTCGGCAATATGGGCATCTGACTACTTATTGGCGCAGGGCGTTATTAACCGCGTGCTAATTATCTGTCCTTTGTCCATCATGCAATCAGCATGGCAGGCAGACTTGTTTAAATTTGCCTTGCATCGGCATGTGGCTGTGGCTTACGGCGATAAGCGCAAGCGTGCTGAAATTATTAATGGCGGCTCTGAATACATCATCATTAACTATGATGGTGTAGAGATTGTAAAAGATGTTATAGCCGACGGTGGTTTTGACCTGATTATTATTGATGAGGCTAACGCGTACAAAAGTTCCCGTACTCAGCGATTTAAAGTGATGAAAAATCTCATCCAGCCGACCACATGGCTATGGATGATGACGGGCACTCCAGCTTCACAGTCTCCGCTTGATGCCTATGGACTGGCTAAATTGTGCTGTCCCGAGCGACTGCCTATGACATTCGGTGGGTTCAGAGACACGGTAATGTATCAGCTGACTAGGTTTAAGTGGGTTCCAAAGCCGAAAGCAGATGAAGTTGTTCATAACACGTTGCAGCCTGCTATCCGGTTTACCAAGGAAGAATGCCTAGACCTACCAGACATGATGTATGCGTCTCGGTACGTACCTATGACATTACAACAAGATAAGTACTACAAGCAGCTTAAGAAAGACATGCTTATAGCAGCCGCCGGTGAAGAAGTTTCTGCGGTAAACGCCGCCTCAAGCCTGACTAAATTACTACAGATTTCAGGTGGAGCAGTCTATACCGACAACGGCAATGTAATTGAGTTTGATGTCTCAAATCGTCTCAAGGTAATAGAAGAAGTTATTGAGGAGGCGTCGCACAAGGTTCTCATCTTCGTGCCTTTTACTCACACCATACATCTTTTAAAAGATTATCTGACAAAGCATGGAGTTGCATCGGAGATCATCAACGGTGATGTGAGTGTTAACAAACGTACGGACATCTTTAAACGCTTTCAGGAAAACCCTGAGCCGCGAGTCTTGCTTATCCAACCACAAGCTGCAGCGCACGGAGTAACATTAACGGCTGCAAATGTTGTTATCTGGTATGCCCCGGTAACATCCATTGAGACATACTTACAAGCAAATTCCCGTGTGCATCGGCAGGGACAGAAGAATCCTGTAACTGTGGTACACATTGAAGGTAGTCCTGTAGAAACAAAGTTATACAACATGTTGCAAAGCAAATTAGATTTCCACACAAAAATTATTGATTTGTACAAAAACGAAATGAACACTTGACACAGTACAGTTTTCATCTACAATAAGAAAAAACAAAACCAAGAGGACAATATATGGATTCATCCATAGATAAAATCGTCGCCGTCTACATCAAGATTCGTAACGCGAAAGAAGAACTTACACGCGAGTACGATGATAAAATTGCCGACCTTGACGAGCAGATGCGCACTCTGAAGCAGAAACTTTTAGATATCAGCAAAGAGACTGGTGTCACAAGTTTTAAAACAGAGAACGGCACTGCCTACCGCACAATTAAGAATCGGTACTGGACTAACGATTGGGAAAGTTTCTACGGCTTCATGCGTGAACAAGGTGCTATGGAGTTGCTGGAAAAGCGCATACATCAGACTAACATGCGCGAGTTTTTAGAGGATCACCCTGAAGTGCATCCACCGGGGTTGAATGTGGATCAAGAGTATGAAATCACCATTAGGAGAAAGTAATGAGCAATGTTGCTTTGTTTAACCAAGACTTACCCGACTATCTTAAAGAAGTCGAACTCGACGACCTGACCAAATCATTGGCAGGTAACACTTCACTAAAACGTATCTCGGTGCGTGGCGGTGTATTCCGCATGATGGTCAATGGCGAAGAGATTGCCAAGAACGAAAATCGTTCAATGAATGTAGTTATTGTTAACGGTAATCCAAATGTATCCCGTCAGTTTTACGCTAACGCCTATGTTGCTGGGGAGACTTCTGCACCTGACTGCTGGTCTAACGATGGCATTACACCTGACGCCAGCCTTGAGTCTCCGCAAAACTCTACCTGTGACGGTTGCCCACAGAACATCAAGGGTTCCGGTCAAGGTGAGTCCAAGGCTTGCCGGTATCAGCAGCGTCTCGCGGTAGTTTTGGAAACCGATATTGGCGGTGATGTGTTCCAACTGTCTCTTGCGCCGACTTCAGTTTTTGGCCGTGGCGATCTAGACAAGATGCCGTTCCAGCAGTATGCCAAGTATGTAGGTTCGCAGGGTAAAAACATCAACACACTGGTTACCGAAATGCGGTTTGACTCCGACAGTGCCACACCCAAGCTGGTCTTTAAGCCTGTTCGGTTCCTCCATCGTGAGGAGTGGGAAGTTGCTAAAGAGAAAGGCAATACCCCCGCTGCTAAATCTGCAGTTATCCAAACCCCCGCACAAACTGACGGTGCTAAGCCTAAAGCTATTGCTGCCCCCGCAGCCAAGGCCGAAATCGCCGAGCCGGTCAAAAAAACTGCGAAGAAAAATGTTGAACCAGCAGCTAAGAAAGAGTTTGCTGACGTACTTAACCAGTGGTCCACCGATGATGAGTAATTATGTCGGAGACTCGCGGTTATTCGTTCAAGCTGGTTGAAGTAAATAAGCACGCTCCCACAACCCACCCCGGCGTTTTGCTGGGGAGGTTGTGTATTGCTCAAGATATTCCCGTTGCTGACGTAGCGCAGTTTTTTGACGTAAGCCGTATGACCATATACAAATGGTTTAAGGGTCAAGAAATGCCGCGCAAAAGGCACACAGAAAAGATTGAGGAAGTGGTTGCGACACTCAAAAACAAAGTCCACTTGGATTAAGCATGGCAACAACAGATCTGCTATCAGCGGTGCTATCCACCGAGGGGTGGTATTGCGTCGTAGGGCTAAAGAAAAAGGGACTGCCAAAGCAAATCTTTGTGCAGACGCTGGTAGAAGCAGAAAAGGAGATACAGAATTTATTAGACAAGCAGTATGACGTTTACTTTGCTTGCTCCAAATATGAGGGGCACTCAACTCGGACAACAGACAACGTCAAAAACATTAAGTCTTTTTGGCTAGACATCGACTGCGGTGAAGGTAAGCCGTATGCCGATCAAGCCGAAGGGGCCATGGCACTGCTGACATTTTGCAAAGCACTCGGGCTACCAAAGCCGACCATCGTAAATTCAGGGCGGGGGCTACACATCTACTGGCCGCTGATCTCGGCGGTCTCTCGGCTTGACTGGAAGCGGGTTGCAGAAAAACTAAAGAAGCTGTGCGTTGAGCATGGGCTGGAAGCAGACCCTGCAAGGACATCGGATGCCGCATCTATTCTGCGAGTGCCGGAGACACTTAACTATAAGTCTGACCCTCCTGCTCAAGTCCAACTGCAGCACCTGTCTAAGCCCGTAGATTTTGAGTCTTTTAAAACTTTGTTGGGTGTATCAGATACCGACGGAGAAGCGCCTGACTATGCGACTAGCAATTTAAATGAGTTGACCAAGTCGCTGATGGGTAACCGGCAGTCTCGGTTTCAAACCATTTGGCTAAAGACTCAGAACGGCGAAGGCTGCGCCCAAATTAAGCATGCAGTAGATAACCAAGACTCTTTAGAAGAACCACTCTGGCGTGGGGCACTGTCGATTGCGGCTTATTGTATTGATAGCGATACAGCAATCCACGATATATCCAAAGATCACCCCAGTTACTCTGCTCAGGAAACCGAGAACAAGGTTCGACTAATCAAAGGCCCATACACCTGTGAGGTGTTTAATAAAAATAATCCTAACGTCTGCGATCAATGTCAGCACTGGGGGCAGATAAAGTCGCCGATTGTTCTTGGTGCAGAGATAGCCGAAGCCGCACCGGAAGATAATGTCATTCAGGTTACGCCGTTGGCAGCGTTTATGCCGGTTACTTATAACATACCTGAGTTTCCGTTTCCGTACTTCCGTGGCAAGAAAGGTGGGGTGTATTGCCGCCCAGCCGATGAGGGGGAACAGCCAGACCTAATCTACGAGCATGACCTATATGTCGTTAAGCGCATGCGCGATCCTGAGTATGGCGAAGTTGTTTGGATGCGACTGCATACACCGAGAGATGGCGTAAAAGAGTTTGCTCTTGCGGCTATGGACCTGCTAGCAAAAGAAAAATTACGAGACAAACTCTCCTATCACGGCATTGTCGCTATGGCGAAACAGATGGACGCCATCATGCTTTATATCGTCCGCTTTACAAAAGAGTTGCAATTTAAACACGAGGCAGAAATTATGAGAACGCAATTTGGTTGGACCGATAAATTTCGTTCCTTTGTTGTTGGCGATAACGAAATCTGTGCAGATGCAGACAAGTACAGCCCACCATCCAGCTACACAAAAGAACTAGTGCCGTGGTTTGAGCCACAAGGCACGTTAGAAGAATGGCAGTCGGTTATTAATGTTTACAACAATCCCGGCTTTGAGCCGATGGCATTTGGCTTTTTCACCGCTTTCGGCGCACCGCTTATGAAGCTGCTGAACCTCAAGGGTGCCATTATTAACCTGATTAACAACGAGTCC